AGAGACAATAAGTCGGGACATGATCAAAAATGCCCCGTATAATCCACGTATCATGGATCCGCAAGCCAAAAAGCGATTAAAACAGAATATCGCAAAACACGGCCTTGTGGCGGCTCTGACGTGGAACAAAAGAACCGGCAACCTTGTCGGCGGGCATCAGCGATTAGAACAGCTTGATGCCCTGGAAAAGAACAAAGATTATGAACTGACCGTTTGCGTGGTAGATGTGGATGAAAGAGAAGAAGCGACACTGAACGTGCAGCTGAACAACCCATCCATGCAGGGCGAATGGGATTTTGACAAACTGGCCAATATTTCAGAAGAATTTGATCTTGATTTCCGCGAAGACATGGGATTCACAGAATCAGACGTTGATTTCATGTTTGAGGGTGACGACAGGTTCTCTCAGCTCTTTGAGACAAAAGAGGGGGAACACATGCGCGGTGATCTGGAAAAGGTGAAAGAAGCCAGAAAACAGAGTGCTGAAAAGCTGAAAGATCGAAATGGTATAGACTGGTACACAGTCATTGTGTTTGAAAACGAAGAGGACAGAAAGAAATTCATGCAGGAAATCTCGATCCCTGTCTATGAACAGTATATCACGGAAGAGCAGGTGAGACGTATTGGGCGCGAAAAGCAAAGCTGACAAGTGGCTGAAGAAAGAAAACCTGATCCGTCTGGAAGGCTGGCGACGTGATGGCCTGACACATGAGCAGATAGCTCACAACATGAGTATCAATCCTGTCACCTTATATCGTTATATCAATGTCTATAAAGAGATTGCGGAAGCGTTGAAAAAAGGTGAGGAGTGCTGTACATACGAAGTAGAGAATGCTATGTATAAGTCAGCTATGGGTTATGAGGTTACGGAGACCGAGCTGACAGAGATAAAGGACGCAAACGGAGACACAGTGCAAAAAGTGTTAAGGCAGAGAAAACGGCACGTTCCTCCCAGTACTGCTGCGCAGATTTTCATTCTCAAAAACCGACGATCCGAAAGATGGAAAGACGCCAGAACGATTGAGGCAAAGAATGACGGTCAGTTGGCAGCTCTTATTGACGGTCTGAAAGAGCCTGTGCTGAAAGAGGATGATGCAGAGTGATCTATACACGTAAACAGCGTGAGCTGATGGCTATGTGGCAGCAGAACAAGCTGAAGCGTATAAATCTATTGGAAGGCAGTGTGTCAAGCGGAAAGACCTGGATTTCCCTTGTCCTTTGGGCGTTTTGGGTAAAGACAATGCCGGACGGCGAAGACTGCCTGTATCTTATGGCTGCACGTTCTCTGACAACACTCAAAAGAAATTGTCTCCTGCTCTTACAGTCTCTTGTAGGGGAAAGCAATTTCCGTTTCTCTATGTCTACAAAAGAAGGCCGTCTGTTCGGAAGGCATATTATTTTGGAGGGCGCAGACGATTCCAGGGCAGAAGCAAAGATTCGAGGTCTGACATTGCAGGGCGCATATGTGGACGAGGCAACAAAAGTTCCGCGTGATTTTTGGACTATGCTGCTTTCTCGTCTCAGAAAACCGGGCGCGAAGTTATTCGCAACCACAAACCCGGATGCCCCCGGTCATTGGCTGAAAGCGGAATATATTGACAGAAAAGCAGAGCTGTCTATGTTGGTCATCAAGTTTCTTCTTGATGATAATACCACTCTTCCGAAAGACTATGTGGATAACTTAAAGACTGAATATACCGGCCTTTTCTATGAAAGATTTATTCTGGGCGAATGGACGCTCGCAGAAGGGTTGATCTATCCGATGTTTGAACAGGCTCTTGGCGAACCGCCGGAAGGCATTCAGCCGACAGACGCAGTTCTCTCCGTTGACTATGGCACAAAAAACCCCCTATCAGCCGGATTATGGCGTAAATATGGCGATGCATGGTACCGCACTGCTGAGTATTATTATGACGGACGTGCAAAAAACGTGCAAAAAACGGACGCTGATTATGGCAATGACCTTGAAGTATTTTTGAAAAAGCATGGTATCAATGAGCGCATACGGACAATTGTTGATCCGTCCGCTGCATCCTTTATCACGGAGCTGCGAAAGTACCACGGCAACACATTCCGGGTGATGAAGGCTGACAATGATGTGTCAGACGGTATCCGGGAAACAGCAACCGCCATGCAGCGCGGTATTATCAAAATCACAAAGAATTGCAAGGACTTAAAAAGGGAACTGCAAGGTTATGTGTGGGATGAGGGCTATGTAAACGAGTCTCCAGTAAAAGTGGACGATCATGCCTGTGACGACATGCGGTATTTTGTAAAGACTATGCGGCTTGTTATGCCGCGCTCAGAGTATCAATCTATCTATACGAGGAAACAGCGATGATTACATTTCAGGATCTGGCCGAGGTCAGAGAAAAAGAGCAAAGCGAAAAGGACATTATCAACTTTGTCCACGGGTGTATCCTTGAACACAAAAGCTGTCAGGCGTACAAGGATGCAAAAACCGCAGAAGACTATTATCGTGGCGACAACACCACAATGAAGGAGTATGAAAAGACTGTCCGCACGATTACCGGGCAGGAGATTCCGGACAGGTGGAGTCCGAACCACAAGACAAAGAGAAACTATTTCAGGTACTTTGTTACTCAGGAGGTGCAATATCTTCTTGGCAATGGTATATCATGGGGCAAAGATTCCACTGCTGACGCTCTGGGTGAAGATTTTGATATTGAACTGCAGGACGGTGTGCGGTATGCCAGGACACAGGGCGCCGCTTTTGGGTTCTGGAACTTTGATCACATCGAATTTTTTAAGCTGGAAGAATTTAAACCGTTCTATGATGAGCGGACATCTGCCCTGCGTGCCGGCATCCGGTTCTGGCAGATAGACAACACAAAACCTCTCCGTGCTACTCTGTACGAAGAAGACGGATACACCGAGTTTATTTGGGACTATAGAGACAAAGACTATAATGCAGGAAAAGTGCTGCAGGAAAAGCGGCCATACATCCAGATAGACAATTCAGTAGAGGCGGACGGCATTGAAATTGTAGACGGTGAAAACTATGAAGGTTTTCCAATTATCCCGCTTTATGGCAACAAGGAGCATACCAGTTCCCTTTTTGGAATCAGAGAACAGATTGACGCCTATGATTTGATCAAAAACGGCTTTCTGAATGACCTGGACACAGCAAAGATATACTGGACGCTGAAAGGCACAGGCGGCGTTGATGACGTCGATTTGGTGCGCTTTATGGAACGTATTCATACGCTGCATGTTGCTAACCTTGATGACGGGCAGGAGGCAACGCCGACAACTGTTGAGGTGCCGTCTGCATCCAATGAAGCGATGCTGAACAGGCTTGAAGAGGACATTTTCAAAGATGCGATGGCGCTTGATCCGACACGTATTGCCAGCGGAGCAACCACCGCAACGCAGATTCGCGCCGCATATGATCCTCTTAATCTGAAGTGTGACGAAATCGAGTATTGCATCCATAGGTTTCTGAAAAACCTTTTGAAGATTGTCGGCATCGAGGATGAAGCAACCTTTACCCGGTCAATCATGGTCAATGTCTCAGAGACTATCGAAGATGTGATCCAGGCTGCATCAGCACTGCCGAATGATTATGTCACACGGAAGATATTGGAGCTGCTTGGTGATGGTGACAAGGCCGACGCACTGATAAAAGAGATGTCTGCGGACGATCTGACAAGGCTTGGCGGCAATGGCAATCCGGAAAACAACCCAGTCGAAGGCAACAATCCCGCTGAAGGGGATGAATAATTATGCCCGATTATGCACACAATGAGACAGACAAGATTCTGTCGAGTGCAGAAAAGCGTATCAGGGAGACTTATCAACAGGCAGCCGAAGAAGTCAGCGCAAAACTTGACGATTATCTGAGACGGTTTAAGCTGAAAGACAAAAAATGGCGTGAATGGGTAGAACGTGGCGTTAAGACGCCGGAGCAGTACAAAAAATGGCGAAAAGGTCAGATTATAGCTGGTAAACGCTGGGCGGCACTGCGTCAGGAACTTGCATTAAAATTTCATGAAACAAATGAAGCTGCATCAGACATAGCCGGACATGCAAGAGCACAGGCGTATGCGCTGAATATGAACTATGGTACATATACCGTAGAACTGCAGGGTGGAATAGACACAAACTTTATCCTGTATGATGCTGATACTGTTGAACGTATATTCCGGGAAGATCCAGAGCTGTTGCCGCCGCCTGGTAAAAAGGTATCAAAGCGCATAGCCGAAGGTTTAGATATCAGATGGAATCGACAGCAGGTACAGTCAGTCGCGCTCCAAAGCATTCTGCAGGGTGAAGCGATTCCGAAGATTGCAAAGCGTCTGGCGGATGAGGTTGGAGACAAGAACTACAAGGCGGCTATTCGCAATGCCCGTACAATGGTAACGGGTGCGCAGAATGCCGGAAGGGTAGACAGTTACAAACGTGCGCAGACAATGGGCATACACATGCGGCAGAAATGGCTTGCAACATTGGATATGCGTACAAGGCACCAGCACAGAATGCTTGATGGTGAAACGGTCGAGGTTGGCAATCCGTTTATTGTAGACGGGCACAAAATCAGGTATCCAGGCGATCCGGACGCTCCCGGTTATCTGATTTATAACTGTCGATGTACGGTTGTCGGTGAGCTGGTCGGATTTGAGATAGATTCGACAGCATACAGAAAAGACCCAAATATTGAGGGTATGACCTATGAAGAGTGGAAGGCCAACAGAACAGAAAAGACAAACCGTATCACACTTCCTGCTGAAAAGGCAGAATCCATCAAGGCAAGCTATATCAGGGAGTACAGAACATTATGAGTGGATTCAGAATGGTTGATCGTTCTGCTGAGGTTTTGGCTGCGCTTGAAGCGCGAATACCTGTCGCTCTTGAAGCCGCCGGCCTGCAGGCAGAAGCCTATGCAAAGCTGGAACTGGAAAACTCACCGCGTCGTATTGATACTGGCAATCTGAGAAATTCGATATCTCACAGCCCGATGAGTGACCGGGTGGAGCAGATCGGAACAAACGTCGAATATGCCATGTATGTGCATGAGGGCACGTCAAAGATGGCACCAAACCGATTTCTGAAAAATGCCCTGGAAAACAATGCGGATCAGCTAAAGCAGATTGTCATGCAGTACCTTAAAGGATGATGCTTGATTTTTCAAAAAGATGATTGTATATTATAAAGAGTGAACCAATGATTCAATTAAATCACGATGCAATACAGGCAATAGAAAGAATATTGCAAAACGGGAACAATGCCGTTGTCAGGCGAAAGCGTGACGGTGTTGTTGTCCTGGAAGAGATCAGAAAAACCAAATATGACGCCTGTCCAATCGAGGGCAGGAAAAGGCAATAGGAGCCGTTAGACAGATACCATGAACCGTATTTGTCTGCGGCTCTTTTTATATTCCGTATGAAACACGGATACAGGCAAGTCTAATCACAATGAATCGTGACCGATGAAAAGGAGAATAATATGCCATTTACCAGATCATTTATCAAAAGTGCAGCCAAAGAGAGTGACGTGGAACTTCCGAAGGAATTGATTGACGCTCTTATCAATGAGCATCTTTCTGTTCGGGATGCATACGCGGAAAGCCGCGTAAAAGAGGCACTGGAAGAGAACAAACCAAAGGATCCGGAGCCGGTCAATGTAAAAGAGTCCGAAGAGTACAAGACGCTTGAACAAGAGTACAACGATTACAAGGAACAGGTTGCAAGCGAAAAGACGCTTGAAAAGAAGCGCGCAGCGTTCAGAAAAATGCTTGGGGATGCAGGCATCGCGGATAAGTACATTGATGCAGTAATGCGCATATCCGCTGAAGACATTGACGGGGTGGAGTTTGACGAAAAAGACGAACTGAAAGATTCAGATACTCTTGTCAAGAGCACTCAGGAAAAATACCCGGAATTTGTCAGGAAAAACAATAAGCGCGGCGCTGGTTCCAATAATCCCCCCGCAGGGGATCCGAACGATCCAAAAGGCAAAAACCTTGATCCGCAGCCAAGTCATGCCGCACAGTTGGCCGCACAGTATCACAACAACCTTTACGGTACACCAAAGGAGGGTTAAGTAATGTCTTTTATTGGTGAAAAGCATCAGGGCAAGATTTATGCACCTGGATATTTCCTTGCACATGAAGAGTGCGAAAGAAAAACAAAGACTATCCCGCAGACTATGGCTACTACTGCGGATAACGGAACAAAGTATGTCAAGATGGGCACTGTATTCCCGTCTAACGATGGTGGGGCAATCGGCATCGTTTATGAAGACGTGGACGTGACCACTGGCAACATGCCCGGATCCGTCGTGACAAAAGGTACGGTCTATGAAGGCCGTCTGGCCGAGGCGGTGGACACATACAGTTCTGCCACTGTACCGACTGGCGGCAATCCCAAAGAGTTGGGATTGTATGAGAGAAGCGGGACTTCTCCCAATTATGTTTACACGCTTACAACGGATACTACCGCCGCTGATGGTAAGACCTATTATAGCTACGCTGGAAAGAAGATTGCTTCTGCGGCAAAGACTGCCCTTGAAGGGAAGGGCTTTACCTTTGTTACTGAACCTGTTGTTACCCGTCCTGACTGGACGAACGAATAAGAGGGAGGTAGAAGATTATGCCTAACATTTGGGAAAATGAAATTTTCGGTATGGTCAGGCGTGAAGATTGGATCGACGTAGGAACACAGGTTCCCACTCGTCAGAGCGATCCGATCGACGGTTTGCTTGGAGATTTAAAAACAGACAACATTATGGCCAGCTGGGAGTCTATTGCGGCTGAGTATCAGATCCCGATGATGGCACAGTTCCACGGTTTCGATACCGAGGCACAGACCACATTCCGGATTCCTGTTGATACCCACAATATCGAAAAGGGTCTGATCAAAGTAAAGATCAATCAGTCTGAAAGACTCCGTGCTCTTATGCGTTCTGGCGTACAGGGGGATCAGGCGTTCTATGATTATGTACTGAATGACGGAATCAGACTTGCCGATCAGGTTATTACCAGGACAAAGGTTGCAAAGAATGAGCTGATGGCAACCGGACATATTACGATCAAAGAAAACGACCTTGATCTGACTGTGGATTACGGCGTTCCTGCCGGTCAGACGGCATATCAGATTGACCTTTCCGAATCGGCGGATATTTCCGCAAAACTGCAGGAAATTGTCGATGATGCTACCGAAAAGGGAGTCACCATCACCGGCATGATGACCAGCAGAAAGAACATTTCCAAAATTCGGAAGAATACAAAGCTGCAGACTGCCATCAATGGCAATATCGGCGCAGGCGCACTGATCAACAACAGTGCACTTTCTGATTATCTTTCCGAAAATTTCGGAATCAACCAGATTATCACGAACGATCTGACATATGGTGCATCTGCTACCACCGGAGCAGATGGAAGGCCAGTCATTCACCAGAAGAGATATTATCCGAAAGATAAGATCACCTTCTTTGCAACTAATCCGGGCGGCAGGCTTGGTATTGGTCTGTGGGGCGATCCTCCGGAAGTAGATATGGGACAGTTCTATCCTGTCGGCGGTTCTACCGTTTCCCCGTATGTCTTCATTTCTCAGAAAATGGAATGGGATCCGGCTGTACTGTGGACAAAGGCATCTAGTCTGTTCATGCCTGTTCTGTACAATCCCAATAGCCTGTTTATTGGCACTGTTATTGATACAGGAGCATAAGCATGTATAAAGTGATCAAGTTTTTCACTGACTTGCAGGATGGATCACATCCGTACCAGGTGGGGGATACATTCCCCCGCTCTGGCCTGCGGGTCAGCCAAGCACGATTTCAGGAATTATCATCCCCTGCAAATAAGCAGGGTGTTCCGCTGATTGAAGAGGTGATCGAGGATGATGACGCAGCTGTGTCAGTACCTAAAAAACTGGTTCGATCGAGATCAAAGAAAGCTGTTCGGGACGTTTGAGATTTCAGACGGAAAGATATATAAACCGAATGGCTCAGAAGTCGTGTTCAAAGAAGGTCAGTATTTTCGAATCGTTGGAAGCATGTTTAATGACGGGGTGTGGCTGAATGGGGCGGCGCTGACCGATGAGACATTCAAAGGTGCAGTATGGGATATGGCTGTGCCCCCTGTTGTAAGACAGCTTGCGGCGGATATCGAAGAGTGGCAGGCAAAGTATGGCGGCGTTGACAGCGTGGCCATGTCGCCGTTTAACTCAGAATCGTTTGGCGGATACTCGTACAGCAAATCTGGCGGTGGTGCGTCTGCTTCCGGTGAC